CCTTCTGGTGCCGGATCGACTTCACCCGGTAGACCGCGGATTCCTGGGCGGTCTCGCCGAAGCCGAACAGCGCGTTGCCGTCGATGACGGTGAGGTCCCCGACCAGCGTGATGGCCTGCCCCGGCAGATAGTCGCCGGACGTCACCTCAGGGTCGACCGCGCGGATGATCGAGGTGTTGTTCGGATCGGCCAGCCGGAACTGGAAGCCATAGGTCTTGTCGGGCAGAAGGGTGACGGCCTCGTCGATGGTGATGGCCTGGCCGACGATCGATTTCACTCGGCCGGCGATCTGGCCGATCAGCAGCACGTCATGGGTGACGTTGACGCGATCGCCGCGGGTGCAGACCAGGTTCTCCCAGCCGACGTTGAGCGAGATGTCCTCGGGACGAAGCCGCGATTGCGCGATGTGGAACCGGCCGTGCCGCCAGATCAGCGCCGGATCGGTGACGCCCGGAAACTCGATGGCCTCGAACAGCGTGGCGTTGGTCTTGTCGTAGCCGTCGTCATAGACGATCCGCTCGTCCTCGGTGTAGCCGTTCGCAGCGTTGATGAACTTCACCCGCCAGCCGTGCGGCAGATGGGCGTAGGGCCTGGATCCGGTGAAGCCCCAGGAGTTGCGCGGCGTGAAATGCTGGACGATGGTGTCGTTCGGCCGGTCCCAGATCACCCCCCATTTGCCGTCGTTGAAGGTCGGCACCGCGCGGCCCGCCGCCGCAATGTCGGCCAAGGTGTCATAGACGGAGCTGACGTTCGCCCGCACATGGTTGAAGGTGAAGCCTTGCGTGTTGCAATAGACCCACCAGGCCGCGAGATTGGTCAGATCAACCAGCGCGTCGGGCACCGGCCGGGCGCAGCCCGCGCCCTGCAGCACCTGGCGAAACAGGTCGGCCGGATTGCTTGAGACCGTGTTGGGGACCCAGGCCGCACCGTTGTAGGCCGTGACCAGGGAGTTTGCCACGGCGTTGAAGGTGTCGATCGCGCCGTTCAGCTGATCGGTCGCCTTGATGCGGAGCGCCGTCATGCAGAGCGGCACCGGTGAGGCGACCGGCGGCTCGTTGGTGAACGAGCGCAGCGCCGTCCACACCACCTCGTCCTTGATGGTCTGGCTGTTGGCGTCGGGCGTGTTCTTGAACAGCGCCACCTCGTATTGCCCGCGTGTCGGAGGCGCGAAACGGCGGCCGACCCGCTGCACGCCGGTCGAACGGTTGAACAGGAGCTCGGTGCCGCCGCCCCCGTCGGTCCAGGCCACGTCGCCGACCTTGCGGTAGCGCCACGCGACCGAGACCTGGTAGGTCAAAAAGCTGCCGTCACCGCCCTTGCCGGTGCTGATCTGGTAGACGCCCTGCGGCGCCGTCACATCAAACGAAATGATGTCGGCGTCGGGCGCCGTGGTGCGCGACGCCCAAACCCCGCCGCCGCCCGGATTGGTCAGCGTGATCGACAGCGCCTGCTCGTCGACCGAGCTCGGATAGAGCGTGATCGGCGCGTCGGCGAGAAGGCCCTGGCGATGCTGGAATTCGTAATTGGAAAACGACGATAAAAGCGTCTCGCCAACCTTGAATTGCGAGGTGTCAATCTGGAGCGGCCCCACCCCCCAGACGAACAGGCAGATCAGATATTGATCGTCGCCGATCAGCTCGGTGTAGGACAGCGCGCCAAGCGGCGGCGAGATCCGGTGCGTTCCGAGCACCACGGGAATGGGCGCAAACGGCGTCGGCTGGTTGCGCGCGCCGGCGATCGAGGGCAGTTGCAGGAACGCCGCCGAGGCCGCGTTGGCGAGCTGCGGCGGCCGCACCGGAAACAAGGCGTTGAGCGCCAGCGTGCCGGCAAGCACAATGCCCGCACCCAACAGCGATGCCCCGATGGTGCCGGCCGCAAAGGTCGCTCCCAGCAACGGAGATGCAAAACCTCCAGACACGAAGACCGCCGCGACCGCGAGCGCGATCATCAAGACGCTGCGAAGCGCGCCCTTCTGCAGCAAGGGCCGCGCCGTCAGCACGGTGCCGGGCTTCGGCCGGACCCTTGGCCAGCGATCCCGCTCGATATTGATGCTGCCGCGACCGTCGACCAGATCAACGATCAGCGGGCGCTCGCTATCCTCGCCCAATGCCTCCGTCAGCAGTTCGGCAATCGACAGGCCCGCCGGCAGATCGCGCACCACGCGCTCGGCGCGGAGCGGATGCGCGCGGGCGACGACGCGCACCGTATCGCAACTGGAGAGAACGATCCCGTCCAGCGCTCCAAGGATCATCTCTGTCATCGATCATCCGCGATACCGGTAAAATCCGAGGACGCGGCTGCGCACGGCGCCGCTGCGATATCTCTCGACGCAGCTGTGGTGGCCTTCGCGGACCTGCAGCACGAGTCCGGGCTCGATCACGAGACCGATGTGCTGGCCGCGCATCAACAGGCAATCCCAGCACCGCTCGGCGCCCGCCGCGATCTCGTCCCAGGCCGCGATCTCGCCCGCGATCAGACGCCGGATGTCGTCCTCGTCGGCCGCGGTGCGGTAGTGGTCGACGTAGCATGGCAGTTCGATGCCGCGCTCGGTCTTGAAGATCAGCCACACCAGGCCCCAGCAATCGACCCCGGCGAAGTCCCGGCCCTTGTCGACCCAGGGCAGGCCCACATAGCGATCCAGCATCGTCAGACGGTATAGAGGCCGGGGAACACGGCCGGAGAAAATGTCAAATACGGATAGGGCTCGATCGCGAGCGCGTCCATCGCCAGATCGAAGGTCAGCTGGCCGGCGTCATAGTTGACGTTGATGATGTCGAGCTGCGGCACCGTGAATTCGACCGTGGCCAAATCCGAGACCAGCAGCCCCTCCATCTTGACCTGCGCCGGCGAATTGATCGAGCGCACCAGCGGAATGATCGAGCGGTCGACGTTGGAGATGATCATCTTGGTGGCGGGCGGCGACTTCTCCTGTTCGTCGGGCAGTGCGATCTCCATCCCGACGAACAGGAAGGTCTCACCCCGGCTCACCGTGCCGTAGCTCAACGGATCGGTCGACAATCGCGAGGTCGGATCGCTCGACAGCCGGATCGGCCCATCAACCAGCGATGGATGAGAGATGGTCAACAGAAATACCGCGACCTCGCCGGACTCCTGGGCAAACATCGCCTGGCGGAAGGTGAGCGAAAGCGTTCTCATGGCAGGATATCAAGCTCGAAGCCGACCCGGTACTTGCCGCCCTGGGGCGTCCACTTCGGCAGCCCCCTGTCGGCAAAGCGAACGAGCCATGTGCCGGCCTCGCTCTGCGCCGGGAACGTGAACGGCAGCGAACCGCCGAGCAATGTGGTGTCGACAAAGACCCGCAGCGCGGCGAGCTGCGCCCGCGTCAAGATCACGATGCCGGCGAACGGCCGCACCTGGGCGCTCGTGCGTTTCCGCGCCTGCGCCGGCCCGGTGTCCGGCTGCGAGCGAATGAGCGTATCGCCCATCGCCTCGCTCTGCCCGTCGCGCGGCAGGCATTGCGGAAAATCGCTGGGCCATGCGTCGACCATGAGACCCCGCTATCGCCGCGCCACGGCCTGCTGGACGCCGGCCCCGCGCAATGTGTTGCTGGTCGCCGAGCCCGGCATCGCGATGTTCTTCGCGGTGATCTGGTCGACAAAGACCGTGATGTCGGGACCGCCCTGGCTGTTGCGGCCCTGATCTTGTTGGCCGGCGCGGCTGGAATCCTCGACCACGTTGATGGTGATCGGCTGCGAACCGCCCATGTTGCGCGCCACGTCGTTCGGAATCACCTGCGAGCCGCGCGGAAGATTGACCAGCTCCGGACCGCTCTCGCCGACCCAGGACAGGCCGCCTCGCCAGTTGTCCGTGCCGCCCGCGTTGCGGCCAGCAACGATGCCGCCTCCGTTGACGTTCGGCACATAGCCGTTGTTGACGTCGAGCGGGTTTGACGACGATCCGCCAAACAAACCGCCCAACGCTCCGGCCAATGGCCCAGTGATCGATTGCCGGATCGCGATACGCGCAAGGTCCGCGATGATGGCATTCGCCATCGCCTTGAAGGCCTCCGCGGCGGTCTTCGTGCCGCTCACCACATCGACCAGCGCATTTTCGAGATTGTTCAATGAATTGGTGGCGAGCGTGTCGAGCCCCTTGCGGACGCTCAGCGCATCGATCTCGAGCTGCTTCAATCCAGGCAGGTAGGAT